CCAGCTTAACTGTTCATGGAACCACCGAAGGAACCGCAGGGATAGGCATCATCAACTGGGGTGCATCTTCAGCAGATGAGCCTAACCTGAATTTCATGTCGCTTAACAGCGGGACTGTCGGCAGCTTTGGCACGGTTCCTGTCAGTGGCACAAACTTAGGACTCATTACTTTTGAAGGGTATTCAGGGTCTGGCAGTAATATGCTGACTGGCGCAGCAATATTTTCTGAAGCTTCTGCAACATGGACTTCTACTTATGCGCCTTCAATCCTACGTCTTCAAACAGCTACAGCTACGTCCACACTTGCTTCTCGCCTAGTAATTGACGAAGACCTAGCTTATATTGCGTCAAACACTGGATTCAATATCAGTGAAAATACAGCAACCTCTGCTGCGCTTGCTCAAGCCTATCTAGGTAATGTGTCTTCTGGCAAGTACACTCCTAACCTATCAAACACTACAAACATTACTGGAAGCACACAATACGAATGTTACTTCTCAAGGGTAGGTAATATAGTTACTGTTAGTGGAAGGGTAGGTATTGACCCCACAGCAGCAGGATCAATAACACTGGGGGTGTCTTTACCAATATCAAGTGATATATTTAATAACTGCTACGGCACTTGTAATAATCAACAAGGTGACGCTATTGCAATTACTGCCGATAATACTAATAACCGAGCAAGTTTTGTTGGGATTATCGCAGACACAGCGAACAGACAATACTCATTTACGTTTCAATATCAGGTGGTTTAAATGAACTACACGCTTACATTTTGGACTCCGCCAGATGCGGAACATAAACTCATCATTACTTTTGAAGACGAAACAACAAAGGAATACACGCAAGCCGATAAGGATGCGTACCTTGCCGACTATCCAGATCGTGCTGCTGATGTTGTATCAATGGGCTGGTAATGTTTATCCTGACTATCTTATTGCGTGATGTGGTGGTCAATAATGCAGATTCTTGAAGAATTAGAGCAATGAGCCTTCAATACGTTGTCTATGATTACTGGGAATACGGCTACGCTGAAGGCGATGCAATCCTTGAGTTTGGGAGTGCGTCTGCATCTGCTCAGGCAACAGTAACGTCAGACGGCATAAGAATAAGAACAAGCAGCGGAAGTGTTACTGGAAATGCTGCGGTATCTGCTCAAGGTGGAATACTCAGGTTTGGCAATGCTAGTGTTAATGCTAATGCAATAGTAACGGCAGACGGTATTAGGGTTCAAGCTGGAAATGCTAGTATTACAGGAACAGCTACGGTCACAGCCCTTGGTGGCGTTGTTTACAGCGGATTTGGGGCGGTTAATGGTGTTGCTAGTGTATCTGCTTATCCTAATGCAATATGGGCTGGTAATGCCGCTATAACAGGCTCTGCATCAATTACCGTTAATGGAATAATTATCGGTGATGAGTGGGTTGATACTGTCCCCGGAACTAATACTTGGGCGCAAGTTGAAGAAATTACAAATACTTGGACTCCTGTAGTTTCTGGTTCTAATTCTTGGGTAAAAAATATATTTCTTGATCCGTATGTTGAAATTGATTATTGGGAATATGGTTATGTAGATGATCTATTTGATTACTGGGCAAGAGAATCTTTTACGCAAGACAACTGGACGAGGCAGTAATGCAAAAAATTATGTTCGGCGAGTGGCTACCGGATCAGCCGGGTGTAACTGGATCTGTAACAGACGCAAAGAATTGTTACCCAGTTTCTAGTGGTTATGCTTCATTAAAGTCTGAGGCAGATTATTCTGCAAATGCTGGCACTGATCTTATGATTACCTTTGCTGGTAAGTTTGGTGGCGCGACATCATTGTTTGCTGCTAGTTCAACACAGATTTATAAATTTGACAGCAGTGACTCTAGTTTGGATGCAGCAACAACAACAGGGTACTCAGCAGTACAAGGGTGGGATGTAACCCAGTTTGGGCCAGTAATGATTTTGGCTAATGGTCAAAATAAGTTGCAAGCATGGACGCTTAATTCGTCTAGTAGTTTTGCTGATTTATCTGCTGCCGCTCCTACTGCAAAATATGTAACTGTTGTGCGCGACTTTGTTGTTGCTGCTAATGATGGTAGCGATACTAGCAAAGTTTACTGGTCTGATATTAACGATGAGACAGACTGGACTCCCGGTGCTGCTTCTCAGGCAGATACTCAGATCATTGCAGACGGTGGTGATATTACTGGGATAGCTGGTGGCGAATATGGCTTAATCTTTTTGGAGAGAGCTATTTACCGGATGACCTATAGAGGTTCTCCGTTCTTTTTCCAGTTTGATGCTATTTCTCGGTCTTTGGGATGTATTTCTAGTGGATCTATTGCTCAGTACGGCAATTTGACGTATTTCCTTGCTGATGATGGTTTTTACTCTTGTGATGGTCAATCAACTAGAAATATTGGTACTGAAAAAATAAACCGCTGGTTCTTTAATAATGTTATTGCAAGTGAAATTCCTACTGGGATGAGTGCCACAGTCGACCCGATTAACAAGTTGATAATGTGGAAGTTTAATAACACGTTCGGCGGGAACACTTTACTCATATATTCCATTGATTTGAACAGATGGTCTTATGCTGATACCACTGCTGAGTCAATTTCTTATATTTTGACTCCTTCAGCTACGCTTGAGCAGGTAGATAACTACAACTCAAACCTTGATGAGCTTGAAATATCGCTAGATTCTCGGGTGTTTGCTGGTGGTCAGTTGCTTCTGGCTGGTGTTGTAGGACAAAAAATCGTTACATTCTCTGGTCAGCCTAAGACTGCAACGATAACGACTGGTGATATTGATATAGGTCGCTCTACTGTTATCTTGGCTAAACCAATTGTAGACAATGGCAGTGGCTCTATTGCTGTTTCTAGCCGAGATAATCTTGCTGAGGTTGTGGAATTTGGCTCAGATGTGTCTCCAGACGCTGAAAACCGTGTGAGCTTGCGGTCTAATGGTGAATATCATCGATTAAGACTGACTCCTAGTGGAGATAGTTGGGAAACAGCAATTGGCTTAGAGTTTGACGTTGTTAAACAGGGTAATCGATGATTTAAACAGGGTAATAAATGGCTCAATTTACTACATTGCCGCAATCCGGTGGAGATCAACGAGAAGTTGCTGAGGTTGTTCGCGGGGTCATGGACGGAAAAACCAATAACTCAGGTTATTTCTCTACCGCAACTTCAGCAACACAAACCACCCTTTACAACGAACGTATAGGTTACGACTCAGCAATTATATTTACGCCGATGAACGACAAAGGCGCTCAGGAAATGGCTAAATTATGGGTTGGTACTCGATCTAAGGGATCTGCTGTAATAAATCATGCCAGCAATGCCCACGTTTGTGAGTTTATGTATATAGTTGTGGGATGACAGAATTTAAACATATTCCCGTGGATGAACTCCGCAACTGGTGGCCTAGCCTTCGTGCTGGCTTAAATAAAATCAAGACTAAAAGTCCAGAAAACTGGATACCTGAAGATGTGTACACAGATTGCTGGAACAAAAAGGCAATGCTTTGGGTGGCGCTAGAGAATAACCATTTTTATGGCTTCTTTATCCTGCAACCAATAGACAAGGAATTGCACGTTTGGGCTGCATGGACATTAGAAAATGATTATCAAGTAGTGGAAAAAGGTTTACAATTTATAAAAAATATGGCTAGGGATGCTGGTTTCAAATACCTAACATTTTCTAGTCATAGACCGGGGTGGGATCGTAGAGCTAAGGCTTATGGATTCCGTCCTCGAAAATGGATAAGCGAGGTGTAATATGGGTGGCGGCGGCGGAGGTCAATCAACAAGGACAGAGATAGGGAAAGAATATAAGCCCTATATTCAGTACGCTCTGAGTGAAGGTAAAAAATGGTATGAGGGGCTTCCAGAAGCTCCGTCAACCCTTGCCCCTGAGCAATCTCAGTATTCTCAACAGGCTATTGATTTAGCGGCTCAACGAGCTCAGGCTGGCTCTCCACTACTTGCTGCGGCTCAGGAAGAACAGTTAGCAACCATCCAAGGGCGAGGCGTTAATCCTTTCCTATCAGGTGCTTTGGAGCAAGCTAACCGCTTGTCTGGTGAGCAATTTACCAAAAACATTCAAAATCTACAGTCTCAGGCCTCATCGATGGGTCGCTATGGCTCTGCTGCCCAAGGCCAACAGCAAATGAATGCTCAGGACGTATTTGCCCGAGCTTTGACTGAGCAAGGCGGACAATTGGCTTATCAGTCTGCTGAGGCTGAGCGCGCTCGTCAGATGGCTGCATCTCAAGGCGCTCCGCAACTAGCTGCTGCTGACTATGCTGATCTTCAACGGCTATTTCAAGCAGGTCAGGCTCAAGAGGGTTATTCGCAGCAAGCAATTCAAGGTAAATTGGCTGCTCAGGATCTGCCGATGCAACGTCTACAACAGGCTGCTAACGTCTTTTATGGCGCTCCACTAGAGACTAAGACTACAGCCACATCAGGGGGTAAATAATGAGCGGCCAGGGTGCAGCAATTGGTGCAGCAACAGGGGCAACATATGCTCTTGCTACTGGTAAAGATCCATTGAAATACGCAATGATTGGTGGTGCAGTTGGGGCTGCTGGCCCCGGGGCTGCTTCTGCTTTAGGGCTTACCGGCACTACTGCTGCTGCTGGCACTGCTGCTGGTACGGCTGCTGGTACTGCGGCTGGTGCTGCTGGAACAGGAACTACCATTGCCGGAACTGGTAGTGCATTAACTGGTGCTGGTGCTTCTACG